TAGTTGCCATCTGTAAGTCCTATTAATGACATTGTTTCTTGCTGTTTATAATATAGTTTGCAAAAAGACTTTGCAATATTTTTTAAAGTGTCATTATCATTGCAATTATCTATATCAGATGCAACTTTTGTATATGCAAATTGTTTTGATAAATTATTTAGTTCTATGCTATCAGGATCCATGCAATAACTCCTTTAGTAGAGATTTGATTTCAGTAATGTCACTTTTAATATTAGCGACTTCTTCTTCAATAGTCTGTACTTGTTGATTCTTTTCATTTTTAACTTTACGTCTAGAGACGTATTGTTTGTATCCAAGATTATCAACATTAACTATCGAATTTGTTCGGGGATCTCTTGCAAGATCCCCGTGACCATCAACTGTATATTTTTCCATATTATGCTAGGGCAATCACTCTCAGATCTTTCATTCTAGGAACATAAACTTGACTTGTAGAAGTCATAATAATTTTAATTTTGAAAGTTTTGAATGATGGCAATTGGTCGCGAGTAAATGTATACTCTTTAAATTCTAATTGCTCGCCATCAAAAGATCTGAATGTTGATTTTGGCATCAAGATATCTGATCTTCCATCACTATTCTCAGAATTAATAATTTCTCCTCTAGAATTCAAATTATCAAATCCTGGGAATGGTTCAAAGATTGGATTAAAACCTTCTTTGTCACTAATAGCGAAGAAAGCACGAATATCTGCTTCTTCATTTGCATGGGCACTTACCAAGATTTTTATAGATGATGCTGGATTTTCTAAAAGTATTTCTTTAGAAACATACTGGAACGCAGTTGGATCAGTATCTAAACCATTAACTCTATTATCATTAACATAGTCTGTTATTGGATTATTGACTCTATTTGATGTCAGAACAACACTAACTCTTTGTGCATCAATTACTGGAGAGATTCGAGTATCAGTAGTATTCAAGAATAGTCTAGTTTCAAAGGATTTGTTTCCAGTAACATTGGTCATTTTAAGATCTTCATTGATCTTTGATGCTATTATTCTAGGAGTTTCTAGATAATTTGACTGATTTATGGATACCGATTGGAATCCATTATCAATATATGGAATTTCACTTCCATCAATACTTTGAGCAGTCGTAGTTCTAATTTCTGCAGTAAGATTTGTTCCAGATACGGTTAGGTTCTGAATATTTGGTGTAATAATTTCAAAAGGCATGTTTTGTGTTGCCCTAACATCATATCCACCTGCAGATTTTGATTCATTTATATAGAGTCTTGGGAATCCAACATCATCACTTCTATCATCATTATTTAAGTTAAATTTCTCAGACATATTCAATTTGATGTTATATGAATCAAAAGTTATTGGATCTACAGTTGTTGTAGTAGACATATCATGGATTTTATTAATCCTTGCAAGACTAATTCCATTTAATTGATATTTAAATACAGGAGTACCAACGGCATAATTTTTAGCAACAGATCCTCTTGTAATAGTTCCACCAAGAGTATTTCCAGTTACATCTGTATATTCAATTATCTCATCACCAATTTTAATCAATCCAACATTAGTTGTACCAACTCCAACATTTTCAAAATTTGACATATTTGTAGCATCATCAACTGATATTGCTCCAGTAAAACCAGCCCCTATAGCAGCACTGAGTTTTGTTGGTTTGATATCTGATTCTGCTCCAATAATCTCAACCAAATTGTCATTAAAATACATTCCATGATTCTGATGATTCACTTTTACATGCTCACCATCATTATCAACAATGATGTTGTTGATTGTTACATTACCACCATGAACAGAATTTAGTTCTGTAGAAATACCAGAACTATTAGTGTAGTATAATGTATTTCCAACTCCAGTAATAAAGTCTCCCTGAACGTTATCAAATATCAATTCATTAGCAAGTCCAATAGTAGAAACTGTAAATCTTGCATTTCTACCGACAGAGTTGCCAATAGTTGTTATTCCAAGAACATCTCCAACTTGATAACCACTTCCGCCAGAAGCAATTGTTGCTGCAATAGCAACTCCATTATTAACTGTAATTTCAGCAGTTGCTCCTCTACCAGATCCACTGACTGTTACTAGATTTACACCTGCATAGGAAGCTGCACCTGATGCTGGAGTATATCCAATTCCCGGTCTAGTAACGTTAATAGTTCCAGTAACAGAACTAGCTGTTCCAACTAAATTACCTGTAGCAGATGTATTTAATTGTGTGAATGTATTTCCTGATTCGTAAGAATCTGAAACAGTTGTTCCAAGACCAACCCTAATTTTTCTAGAATTAAAGATTAAAGAATTTGGCATCAATTCTGGAATTTGATTATTTCCACGACTCAACTCTGGATTATAGAAGTTTACTGATCCAGATTCTAAGAAATCTGCTCTGTATATTGTAAACTTAAGATCTTCCCACTGACTTGCTTCCCAAGTAGAAGCATTTTGTGATTTGAACAATGATCCAAGATATGGTTGGTTGGAAATATATGCATCTGATAATAAATCATTCTCACCAATTCTTGAAATATAAACACTATATTTGGTTGAGTTTGATGCTAAACAAATTGCATATTCTTGACCTTTACCTTCAAGATAAATTGGTGCTTTGAATTGAACTGATGTAGCAACTGATCCATCAGAAGAAGTTGATATATCTTCTGGATCAATAACAATTTCTGAGAATGGCAAAACATTTTGAGTTGGGAATCCATTCTTCATTGTTCTCAACTGGAATATTACTGGAATATTCATATCATCTTTAGATCTAAAGAAGACATCACATTTGGTTACAAAAATTCCAGTATCATCTTCAACTAGGAAAGATTGTGCAAGTGGATCATACCAACCCACAATTCGCTCACTACTACTTTCTCCAGTCACTCTACTTGATACAACCTCAGTTCCAAGAGTTCTATTTACATTTCTTTCTTGGAATTCTTGTCTCTGTTCAACTCTAGCATTTCTGATAGAAATAATATTTTCTTGAACTGTTTCAAGAGTTCCTGCAGCAGAGTATGTTTCGTCTGCAAGAGTGGTTGCAACATCTGGATCATTATCTTCAGTATTTGTCAGAGTGAATACTTTATCACCTGTTTCAAATTTAGGATGTGTTAAAGAATTTGGATCTGGAATATAGAAACTTCCAATTAAAGTTGATGAAATATCAGAAATGTGTCTAATATTATTAACTGTAGCAATTGCTCCACTAGTTTCTCCTACTAGAGTCATTGAAGTCTCTGCATATCCATAATATTCTCCTTGAACTTCGTTTGATAACGAGAAAGTATCAATGTTTAGAATAGTGGAATTTGAAGAATACACTCCACTAAGAATAGTATTTGTGTATGGATTCTGTGGATATGTTTTTGTTGCAGAATCATAGGGACCTTCTCTATGATTTGATTGTGCTACTCTAAATTGAATTCCTATTGAGGGTGAAGTTGTTTCATCAAGTCCAGTAACTGGCATTCTTCCAATAACTCTTTCTCCAACTTGGAAAACTCCAGATGTCATAGAAATTTCTAAAAGTTTTGGAACACAATAGTTGGTTACATCAACACCATCAAAGAAAGCGTAAAGTCTAGTGAGTGGTTTGACTCTTTTTGTGACAAACTGCACATTCCTAGATCTCATATGAGAGATTATATCTCTACTAACAACTCTGTCTCCAACAGATGTTCTTTCAATATCTTCAACTACTATTGTTTGTAATCCATTTCTAGATTCCACACCTCTTTGAACTGTTTCTCTTGTTTCTTCTTGAAGTGTTCTAGTTGTAGTTCTTTGAACTATCTGAGCAACTCCAGATCCGCCATTGATCCACCCTCCTCTGCCAAAGGTAGAAGAATTTGACTCTGTTCTTGTTCTTGATGAATCTGTTACTTCAATACCACCCCAATTAGTATTCCAAGAATCCCAAACAATTGGAGCAAATCCAGTCTGTGGATCAACATTCAAAGTTTTTGCAGCTTCTGCCATTGTTTCGGCATAGTTACCTTTTGCAGTAATAATCTTTGCTTCAAGTCTAGTTGTATCAACCCAGTTATCAGATGCTGGAGTTAACTCCAAAGTTCCTTGCCAAAAACTAATCAAGAATGGAGTTACGCTCTCACTTCTTGTTGCAAAAGTTTGACTTAACCATTCAACTTCAGCATAATCCAATGTAACAACATCATTCTGCTTTCTTACATTGTTTCCTTCAACAATGGAGAACGCAAGATCGGCATCTGGGTCTGTATTTACAACAGGACCAGGCAATAAATCAATACTATTTGTATAGTGCTTTGGTCTTACTTCTTTTCTTTTCCTATCAATACTATTCTTTGTAGAAATAGTAGTATCTTGGGGTCTAAATGAATTGAAGTTATCTACAAAGAATCCAGACTTAAATCTATTCAATCCATCTGAATCAGAAACAAATAAATTTGCAGTATTTGTCTCTAAAAGTGAAAGTGATGTATAGTATTCAAGATTTTTAATTCTATTTTCGAGTTGTTTGATATCAACCATTCGATATCTTTTATGCTCTAAAAATTGTAGAGAAGCTTGCTCTGTATTGTAAAGATATGGTGGTTGATCTATAGTTGCAATTTCTAATGCTTCATCTACAGATACAGGTTTTTCTGGATTATCTGAAGCATTTCCATACTTAACTTGGAACTTTCCATCTTTAGTTACAAAAATTCTATCAATTCTTCCTTGGTAGTAGGAATAATCTAAAATTATTTGTTCGTCTGATGCTAATATATTTGGGGAAGAGTTGCCAAGTTGATTGAAAGTTCTTCCTAAAAACTCTAATGGAGATCTTGCATCAGCAGAAACTGTGTAATTAGAAACTCTTGGTCTAATATCAATAATATCTGAATTTAGAATACTATCAACAGATTGTATTTCTCTAGAATAATTAAAATTGTCATATGAGTTGATAGTTGTAATATCCCCATCATCAGTTGCATCATATGCTGCAGCAGAATAGTAAATTTTTAATTTGCGAGTTGGTTGCTCTGCAGAATCAATTCTTTTTACTGTTCCATAGTCATAAAAAGTTTTTTCCTGTCCACAAGAGAAAGTGTAGTTTGACGATATATTGAAACTATTTGCAGTTATATCATTAATTAAACATTCCGAATTTGACTCTTGTGATACTAATACTTCTCCTTCAATAAATTTAAAGTCATTTTTATATAAAATTGAAATTGTATCAGAACTTATGCTTTCAGCAAATAATGCAATAGCACCACTTGTCTGTCCAATCAATATTTCTCCAGATAAAAGATCAGAAGTTGTTCCAGTTGGCGTTCCCATTGATTGGAACTGAATATTGGGAGATGAAGCATCAGTTAAGTTTGAAGATTCAAATACACCATGAATTTCTATAACATCTGGTTTATTAAGAGAGATGACTCCATCTTCAACTCTAGTTCCAAAAGGATAATTGCCAAATTCCAATCCATTATTTAAAGTAGTGGATCCAATTCCGGATCCTTCAATTTTAGACTTATCAACAATAATAGAATTGATTGTATTTTTAATCTTTGTTTTTGACTTTGGTTTTGATTTTACCAAAGTCGCAACTAAAGTTCCTGTTGTATCGGACCCTAAACCTCTAACATCAAATAACGTTGAAGATGAATTGAAATCAAATTTATCTGATGTTAGTTGTTCAACAGACCCGTCTTCTCTAGTCAAAGAGTATCTTTTAGCAGTAAATGGTAAAAACGTCTCATTCTCTCCTGCTTCGGGACGAGTTGCTGTTGTGATTTGATTATCTACAATAGTAACATCAAAAGTTTTTCTAATCGTAATTGATGTCTCGCCTAGATCAACTGTAGCAATATTTCCTTTTGGAAGTCTAGTAAATAGCGAATTATCTGATGATGTTTGTAAATTTGTGGTGAGTAATTTAAGATCTGTTACTTCTTTATTTGCAGAAGGAAGTTTTCCACTAGCAACTCCTTGAACTGTATTGACTCCAACTACAGTAATCGCAGTTGTTGAAACTCCAGAAACTCTAGCAATAATTGGATCTTCAGTTACAGATATATCACTAAAAGAAATTAAATCATTTACTTTAACTAAATTTCCTGGAAAAAGTTCATTGGAACTAGTTACTGTAGAGATTCCTCCAGCACTAACATCAAATTTAGTTATAGATGCAATACCTATATTGACAGAAGTCGATGGTATTACATTTGCTGAAAATGTATTAATTCCAATAACTCCGGAAGTAGTTCCAAATAAAGATCGAACGTCAGATATTGAATTTTCAGTAATTGCAATTGCAATTCTTCCGTTATTAATACCATCAAAAATTAGAGATTCATTGGTAATAAAACTTCCAGATTTTTCATATACAGTTAAAGCTGCTCCAGCACTAACATTGTCTTTAAGAAATCCTGTAGCTCCACTACTAGAACCTTTAACAAAAACGGGAGTGTTTAAAGTTATTGTCGAATTTAAAGTAATTTCAGTAAATGGTTGAACATCAAATAAAGATATTCCCCACTGATCTACATTTGAATTATTTTCATATGATCCAGATTCATTTCTAAAATCATAAACTCTTGCCAATCCAATTTCTTTTCCTGGAGGACTTTCATCACTGGCCCCTCCTACTCTACTATCTCTTAAACTAACAAAATAGGTATTTCCAATACCAATGGATGGAGTTCTAACTACACAATTTAATTTTAATGATGCTCCGGTGTTATACTGGAGAGATTCATTTTCAATAGTTCTTGTTGTTCTTGGTTTTGGACAATCTATAAAAGTTGGAGTTCTAGTTTCAACTTCATATCCACGGACATATGCTTTTCCTACAGAAATTCTGTATAATGCTAAATCATCAGAAGGAACACTTCCACTATATGTGAATTGTCCATCTTGAAATATTCCATTATTCCCCAAATTATCATTCAAAGAATCTACGATAGAAATATCAAATGGTTTTACATAATAATCCCCAGATTCATCATATGTTCTTCTAGCTAGAGTATCTGTCCAATCTTTGTAACCAACTCCTCCACCTAAACCACCAAGAGATACTTTAGATCTTAAAACACCATTATTTACTGTTGCTAGTTCAATAAAACTATCATCGTTAAAGTCATTTAAACTTTTTTTAGTAAGACTTACACTTATTTTTAGTCTATCAGCACCTGGTGCTGAATAATTATTATATCCTTGTGAATTATCGTTTAGTGACTCATCTAAACTTGAATTTATAATCTCTTCGTCAACAAATAGACCTATTCTGTAATTTGGTGTATTTGAATACTGGTCTAGTATTAAAGTTTCTTTAGCAACGTTTACAAAATTTCCTCTAATAAAGTAAACACCATTTTCAATTTGAAAGGAAGATCCAGTAGCTGCAGAATCAGCTCCTAAAGTGTTTCCAAATGGTGACCCAACTTCAATTAATGAATTTCCAAGTAAAGTTGATTGAATTATTTCATTACACGTCAATTCTTCTCCATCAGAAAAAGTTTGAGTAGAATTATTAGAAGTACTTGAGTTTAAATAACTCAAATATATTGTCAAATTTCCTCTTTCAGAATCTTCTGGAAACAGAATACTATCAACAAAAGCAGTAACTCCAGACGTTACACCTGTAATTTTAGTTCCTACTAATTGATCTGCATATGCAGAGACTGGAATACCGTTAAAATTATTGTTTAACTGAACACAATAATATAATCTAGTATATCCAGTATTTCCTGGAATTACTTTAGCACCTTCTTTGAAAAAATGCTGACCAAATTTTTCAACCTGATTTTGCAGTATAGATTGAAGGGTTGTCAGTTCTCTAGCTTGAACTGGATAACCTGGTTTAAATAAAACTTTATGATAATCGTTAGCCGCATCAAAATCGTCAAAATATGGGGCTACGTTTAGATTAGTTTGTTGGGGCATAATTCTTTAGAACTGCAAAACGATTTTAATATCTTCTTTTTGGTTCGATGACCTTGTGATTGGTGGTCTATTATCTGCGTAGATAATATTTCCAGTATATTTTTTAACTTCTGGATTTGCCACACCACTGGTGAACTGTTGACCAAGATAATATGTACGATTATTTATTACGGTAGAGATACCAGTAAAGTTGGTGTCAATTTCTAAATTTGATCCAGAACTTGGTACAATAACTACACTACCACCAGATGATGGAGTGCTTGTAAATTCTAATAATTCATAACCATATGTTGGATCTGTAATTCCAATCCCAGTGCTGCTAAATCCAGCATTTCTTCTATCTTGCCAGAATTTCAAAACTCCGGTGTTTTGATCGTAACTAACAACTTGTCCTACTGCTGTACTGCCAGAAGAAACAGTCTGTGTCACTAAAGAATCTGCAGAAAAAGTTGCAGAACTATATCCAGCACCAGTTAATCTTAGAGCAGAAACTGCACTTGCTTTTGATGCTGATAACAAAGTATTTGCAGTTTCTTTGGGATTTTCTACAATCCCGATTCTTGCAAACTCATTCCCAGTTATAAAATCTGGGTTTTCAATATCATTTTCAAGTCTAGAATATAGAAGAACATTATATGCACCCAACTCTCTATAGATGTCTGCACCATGTCCACCTTGTGGTGATATAATGACATCAAATGTTGGTTGCGTTGTTCCATCAGGAACAGAACCAGCAGTTAAATTTACAGTTCCGTATGTATATCCAGATCCTTGAGATGAAACTGTTATAGATGAAATCTTTTTATCATTAGTAGTGACTATAGTGCATTCAGCACCACTACCATCTCCACTAATAGGAACTCGGGTATATGTTGTTCCTCCCGTAGGTCCAATTCCGTCACCACGATTTGTAATAGTAATTACTTTAATAGAACCGTCTACAGCATTATCTCTAACTTCTGAATTATCTGCTGCAGTTTCCCAATCAAGAGGAACTGGCATAAAATCAGTAGAATCAAATTTAACAATATCACTTGGTTTAATAGTATAGAGGTATTTCCAAATATATCCATCACCACTACTACCAGCAGATCTTGGTTCTAAATCTGTAAATATTGGTTCATCTAGAGAAGGTCTTCCATTAGGATTTTCTGGATCAGTTCCATTTTGAAGACAAGCATATACTCTAAAATCACTATTTAAAACATAATATGTCGATGAATATAAATTGGTAGATCCAGAAACTGAAGCTGTGTTGGATCTACTATAATCATGACGATACATGTCATATGTTGTTCCAGATGTCCAATCTCTTTTTACAATAACTTGCCTCACATCTGACGATGTGATTTTTTTAAGAGCAAGCATTGTATCCCAATAATCATTCTCTTCATTAAAATTGTCTTTTGGCGATGGAGGAGTTGTATTCCAGTCAGATTGAAAATCAGATGGGTTGGGTAAACCTATCCAAGAATAATATGAATTGCTCTGGTTTCTAACTCCAGTGACAAAATTACCTGCATTTAATATTCTAATTTGGTCAGTTATAATAGCAGCCATTTGACGGAAGTTTTTATTTATTTATTATAGATTTAGACGACATATTCTTTGAACTTTAATTTATTAGTTCTTTGAATAATAGTAGATGTTGAAATTCCAGTAACTTCATTTGTACCTATACCAGATAAGGTATGAGCACTATATGCTACACTTTTATTTCTTCCTGTGATCAAAATCTTACCAAAACTATAATTTCCAAAAGATTCTGCAGTAGAAATTCCAGAGTAACCAGAACTGAATTGATCAATATTAACAAATACTCGTTTCACTAAAGTATTTACTCCAACAATATTTTGGGTAACTTCAGAAACATTATTTACCACATATACATTATCAGCAAATTGATTACCAATTCCGATAGTAGACCCACTACCATCAAATGATTGAATAACTGTCTGTGCTATTCCAACACTTGTATCTTTTACAATAAAGTAATCATTAGCAGACAAAGTACTCAATGTTACTGCCGTTCCGACAAGATCAGTATTCCTCAAAGAAGAATCAAATGGAATGTGTAGGTCAAATATTAATTGTGTAGTTCCAATTCCAACTGAAGTTGTTCCAAATCCAACAATAATTCCGGAGTCTCCAGAATATGATTCGACTGAAGAGTTTTCAGTAGAACTCTTTGGTGGTCCAATCAAAACTACTGGTGGATTAGATTGCGTATACCCAGATCCTCCATTAGTAACAGATATACTGGAAACTGTTGCTCCAATACTAATTATCGCTGATGCAGTTGCAGTTGTTGTTGTACCAATTCCAACACCATTTGTACTTGCAATACTTACGATTGGGTTTGTACTATATCCAACACCACCAGTCGATATAGCAATTGAAGAAACTGTTCCCGCAACAGATACTACTGCAGTGGCAGCTGCTGATACTTTTTCTTCAGTTGATTTAAATGTGATGTTATTTTGGAAAGATCTATTCAATCCATTTTCATCATTTCCATCAAATAGAGGTCTAACTCTATCAACATAAATTACAGTTTCTGCAATACCGACATTTTTAATCAAATATGATTTTGGATTGATGTTTGATTCATAAAGTTCTCTATCTTTACCAATACCCTTTTCATCCACAATTTTGTCTTCAGTTTGTCTACACCATACAACTGGTCTAGTTAAAGTTTCATCCTCAGTATTTCCTGGACCAAAGTATGGATTAGTATCTACCAGGTCTGTAGAATTCACTCTTGTAACAGTTCTTTCATCTTCTTGGAGGAATTTTGATTGTCCAATACCAGGATCATATCCCAGTATTAAATCATCACCAACTTTTACAGTTTCTATAATTTCTTTATTTAAAACATCAGATGATCCACTTCCTCTATAGAATACTATTTTTATAGTATCACCAATTTTTGGAGGTTCTGTAAAGGTTATGATGCTTCCACCAGTGAATTTGTATCCTTGTCCTGGGACTTGAAGAATGTCGTTAACGAAAATTAATAGTGTATCTTGAACATTAACTTTAGATCCTTTGGATGCAACAATAGACTGAACTTCACCATCAAAAGTCATTTGGAAAGATTTAGTTACTCCATCAATAAATCTTTCGATATTATCAAACTGTCTAAGTTCTCCAATAGACCAAGAAGAGAATTTATCTGATAAAACTTCATTGATATTAAGTTCAAATTCTTGGAACGAAGCAGAAGATGTAGTAGGAATGCCAATAGAACCAGTTAAAGGTAGTGTTAAAGTTTGTCCGTTACCATATCCAAATCCTGTGTTATTGATTGAAAAATCAATAACACTTGAACCCTGTCCGACAACAACGTCAATTGTTGCATTAGATCCAATACCAGATGAAGTTGAAGAATATACTAATGGAATATTGCTATAACTTAATGGAGAATCGAAAGTAACAACTGGGGGGTTAGAAGTTGTATATCCAGATCCTGGATTTGTTACTGTAACTGATGTAATATGCCCACCACTTATAGTTGCTGTTCCAACTGTAAGTTTTTGTGTAGTGGATGATGCAACAGAAACATTCACTGTTTGTATACCAGATCTATATCCAGAACCAGTGTTTCCAATACTGATAGATTGAACAGTTCCTAATCCAGAAATAACCGCAGTTCCTCCGGCAGAAATTAGAGGTTGATATCCAAATCCATTAGTTGATCCGACTGAAACAATAACTCCACCTTTAGGGAAAGTAGTAATACCAATATCATTGGTAATAGTTCTTGCAATTCCAACAAATTTAACACTGGATATTCCAGAGTTTTCTACAACTTCATAATCACTAATAGAACTTCTGCCCTGATAGATATCATTAATCAATAATACTGTATCAGAAGTTATTCCACTAACATTCGCTCCACTACTCTTTAATGTGAATAAATCTTCAAGTCCAGTAAATTGTTCAGAAATATCATCAAAAAGATAGTTACTATGATAAGTATCATTAGATCCGTTTATTGTTCCAGATCTTAAGAAAACTCTACCCTGGAAACTTGATCCTGTAGATATTCCTGTCCAATCCTGTTCATCTGGAGGATTTGTACTTGTTCCTAAAGGAGTATTTCCAAAAGGTGCTTCAACAAAGTTAAGAGTGTTATCAACTATATTGTAATTTCCAACAACTTTAGTTACTAATTCTCCAGTTCCATATCCTGCCAATGCAGTTCCCATCCAAGGTCTTCTGACTCTTATTGCATTTGTTGTACCAATTCCAACTCCTTCAATCTTCATAATTTCACTTCCAACCTTAATCAAGTCCCCACCAAAGAATGAAGTAATTCCACTAAAGATAATTAAATCATCCGTAGTAAATACTTGATCAGCAATAGTAGTTGTAAGTGCAGTTGATACGATAGGAGATTGGATAAGGTTATCAATAGCGATTATTGCTTTTGCATTTTGATTTGTTGCAGTAAAACTGTGAGATGTTCCAATACCTACACTAGAAATTTCTACTGTATGTGGAATAGATTTTAAAGCATTTTCTGCAGTAGATGCAATTTTTATTACACTATCATTAATTTTAACTGCAAATAAATTTTCAGGAAGTTTTGTAGTTACACCAACGCCAGGGAAAGAAGTTGATGCACATCCAATTGCCATTGTTGCACCAATGCCAGGATGAGAATACTTTATTGATTCTCCAGTAACAAAGAAATGATTTGCAATCTCAATAGTGTTATTTGAAACATTGACAGTAGAAGAATTACTACCGTCAATTGTTCTTCTGAAAATATCATCATTTTCATGTTTTAAATCAAATTCTCTTTTAATTTGACTTTCTGTTCCATCGTATCTACCAAATCCAGTTTCAATTACTCCATTATCAAAATCGATTTGATCTTTTGCATCATCTTGTATTCGTAATGCATTCATAAAGACATTAACTTCGACATCAATACTTGGATTTGGTGTGAATAAAATTTCAGTCACAGTTGTTGCACCAGATCCAACCAATCTACTTCCAATTGTACCAAGACCAATATGAGTTTCTGTATTTCCAAATTCAACATCATATGTGTCAAGTGTTGGTTGCCCATCTTCAAAATCTTGAACAACTGCAAACTCAGACATCTGATAATGATTATTTGTTTTGTCAGCAACTTGAACAATAAGATATGCGGCATCATATGCAAGATATGATGGGAATTCTGCGATTGTGTTTATTCCAGGAGATCCAGATGCAGATATAGAAGTTGTTTTATTTTCCAATCTAGCATGTTTCATATCAATGGTTCCAGTTCCACTAAATGTGGAATTTGCAAGTCCAACAGTGATAGTATTAATCACACCTGTAGTTCCAATTCCAACTCCTGCATTAGGAATAAAATCTATCTTTAATAAACTTCCATCTATTCTAGGAACGTATGTGCCAAGACCAGAAGGACCATATGTTCCAGGAGTTGTTCCCATCGCACCATATTCCATCAATTCAATATCAGTTCCATTATGAATGATATTAAGTTCATTCATTTCAAACTCATTACCTTCGGTATCTGGAGTTATTTGAACTAATACTTTAGCGGTTGTATATGTGCTGGCAATAGAAACAATTGTTGCACTATTTCCTACAGAAATGTTTACACTCTCTGTATCAATTATTGACCTACCAATTACAGTAGATCCTGTGCTCAGTAGATTATCATCTAAATTATATGATAAAGCAGTTAAGTTATAATCATTGATTGTAGATTTAGTTGGGAAGAATTGAAGTTCTCCCTCAGTTCCAGAAATAGCAAAATCAAAAGATCCTTGATCATATTTGGTTTCTACTCTTCCATATTGATTAATATATCCAAATGTTCCATCATGAATAAGATCAACAATCAAAAGTTGTCTTTCTTGGGTAAATCTTCTATCTTTCACATATGTGAAGAATTTTAATGCTCTTCTATCTGCTAAATTAAATGTTGCTGCAACACTAAAAGCAGTTGATCTTGGATTTGAACTAAACTGACCACTCAAATCATCTATAGAAAGAACTCTATTGCCTATGGATTCTTGGAAATCTTGTAAAATTCTATTTGAAAAAATTACTTGATCTGAAACTAATTTTGAATTTACATTTAAAGAATTTTCTTTAACAAGATCAAAATCATATACACAGTTAAGGTCTACATATCCAACAATATCATCAACAATGTTTGTTATTGTCAAATCGGTAGATACTCCAACAGTCATTCCAGATGAAGTAGATTCTATTTGAAGATCTGAGAATTTTTTAAATCCAGATGTATGTGTTAGAGAAGATACTGACTCATTCCAAGTATCAAAAGGAATTCTAGATTTTAGTGCATATGAGAAATTTTGATAGTAATCACTATCTTGAACTCTCTGAAGATTGTCATTAAGATATCCAGAGTTATTTTGCCATCCTCTATTAAATTTGGAAACAGCATCTAATTCAAAATATGCATTATACGTCGTTACAGTTGACGCAATTCCTTGAGTTTTTGAAGTTGAACCAATAATCAATTCATCGACATTAAAGTCTTCACTTGTAGATATTGTTAAAAGACTTGATTTATTATCCCAACCATCAACTGTTCCTGTTGCAGAATCAGATTTTACTTCCTCACCTTTTAAATACTCATTATTTGACAATAATACATCAAATGTTGGGAAAGTTTTTTCTGCAATTATCCTAGCAGAAGAATTTACCGAATCAAAATTTCCTGGAAAATTATCTCCAGTTGGATAATATTGTGACATACTATAGGTTACAATTCCAATTCCACCAATATTTGGTTCAACTCCAGTTAAAGTGAAGAGATCATAGTTGTATGACGAAGAATCATAACCTTTAGCAGTTGAACCTATGCCAACACCAACTCCTTCAATAAGAACTTTGTCACCTACAATAAATGGGAATGTATCATTGGAACTAAATTCATCTGCTAGTGTTATAGTAACATCTTTCGTTATGGTACTATAACCAACATTACCAATTCTAACTCCATTACTATTTTCAGTTGGAATAACTTTTGGAACTACATTATTGATTCCTTTTGTATTTTTTAAAATAGTTACATTACTATCGCCTATTGAATATTTTAAATCTAAGTCTTTTACAACTGTATTAGTTTTTCCATCAAGAACGACTAATTTTGCTGGTTGAGTATAACCTCTTCCTATGGAAGTAATTCCAATCAATTGTATAGATGAAAGAGGTTCTACTTTTAAAATTTGTGGAAGTTGTACAGTAGGTTTTAGTGTTATATCTGTTGGGAAATCATATCCAATATCGCTAATATTTGATGATTTAATTTGCCCAATTGTCTTACTACCAGCAAAAAGAATGGCACCAGTTCCTTTTGCCGAAGTTACCGTCGTTATTCCTGGTAAAGAATAATAATTTTTACCCTTGTTTGTAATCTTCACAGAAGCGATTGGACCATCAGTATGTGTACAATCAGTCTGATAGGTTAAAGACGCCTCTGTAGAGGCATATGAAACCCTCTCAGGGGTTCTTGGGATTGTATATGTGAAAGAATTAGTTGAAGAAGTGTCTACAGCATAAGTTCCACTATAATCACTGTTGCTAACAAATAACTGATTATTTTCTAAAACTTCAGAATCAATAGAAATTTCTTTTTTAGAATCTGGAAGATTGCTCTCATAAATTGGATCTAATCTGTAATAAAGATTACTAGGTGTTTCGCTATTGATGGAAAGATCTACAGTTGCAGTCCCTATTCCAGATCTACCATTTTTTGTTATCGCAAAATTACTATCGTTTAAATTTTTATCATATTTGTTTGAAAAGTTTTTATCTGTATATAAATTAAATTCAAAAGCAGGATATCTAACGGATAAATTGTCGTATGATAAACTAGGATCAGAAATATCAAAGTTGATAGTTGAGTTTCTGTAGGCATTGACCTTTGGATTGACCAAACTTAAAGTTCCATCAGAAGCACTTGATATCCCTACAACATTTGGAACAAGTAATTTGGCGTCAAAAACACTTTCTGCTAATTTAAAATTATCATTATCATGATAAACGACATAGTATAGTCCATTATCATTCAAACCTTGTGAAGGAGTTGATGCAGTATGAATAACTTTATCACCGGTAGAATATCCATGATTATTAATCGTAATAGTATTTGTTACTGTATTGACTCCAGCATTTCCAAAATCTTGGGGATTTATTACAATTCTTCTTGCAACATCATTGTATCCAACAACAACAGTAGAAGCTATTGATGGTTTTACATCCATAAAAGCAACATGATTTTCACTAATACCATGTGCTTCTTCTGTAGATACTGTAACCAAGTTTCTTTCAACTTGTCCTGTTATTTTGGTATACTCAGTTTTTAAACTATGAAATGTTCCTGTTCCAATTCCAGTAAAGTATAAAGTTCTAGAATCTCTATATGTACTTGCAATACCAACAAAGGTTGTGGTTCCAAAACCAACCTTTACTGTAGCAACTCCAATTAAATCATTTGATAATTTTGCAATAAAAAGATTTTGTCCATCTGCCAAAGTTATTGCTGTACCAACATTTCCCTCTTCATTAACAACAATACCATCTCCATCACCTTTGGAGTAAGTGATTTTATCTCCAGTTTCTAGACGGTGACCTTTAATATAAATTGATTTTATTGGAATCTCAATACTAGTTCTTCCTGCTCCAGGATTATTAAAGAATACAGTAGATCCTATACCAACAGCAGTAGTTCCAAGTCCAACAGATTCTAATGGATTGAAATAAATTTGCTTATTGAATTTAAATTTGTAATTTGATTTGAATCCAGACTTGAATTTGAATTTTCTAGAATCTTCAAGTACTGAAATTCCTATGGTATGTGCAGACCCAACTGTTCCATCTTGATTCCTCAAAATTCTAACTCTTGAGAATTTTGGTTCTACATTAAGAACTTTTACTCTCTCTCCACCCAATACAAGGATATCGTTCTCTCTAATCGCCTCCAGTGGACCTGCAAGGGATAAGAAAGTGACAATGCCAGTAGTAGTGGTATTTTGTATTGCAATGCCACTGGTGCCGATTCCAACGGCAGTAAACCTTGAACTAGATATTCCTATTGGGTACTGTCCTTCTAATTGTGAGATAGTTGTTGATAATCCAAAAATACTAACAATATCTTTATTTTTAAATTTGTTTGGATTTTCTGCAAGTCCAATATATTCTCCATCAGTATTTGATGGATAAAATTCAATATTTGAAATAGTACTGGTTGCAACACTTACGTTACTGACAGTTTTTCCATGAAGTCTAAAAACTTCTGCAGATACATTAGATCCAGAAGTTCCATCTTCATTAAATTCAAGTTTGTCACCAACTCTGTAAAAGTTTCCTTCACTACCAATACCAATACTATCAATAGTTCCAGGACTAATATTTGTTATGCTTGCTGTTTGACTTAATTTTTCAGGTACATTAAAATACTCATATACAGTATCATCTTCTATAAGATTGTATGGTTCAGTATTTCTGCACCATACTCCTTGATCGAAATCAAAATCTTCTTGATTTGATAGTTTTTTAAAATTAAACTTATTGGGATTTCCAATAAAACTATTTCCGATTAAATATGGGAATACTGGTTTCCTATACTTCCTAAATTCTCCAGAAATTTCTGCAGATGAATTATTAACAGTTGTAAAATATGCATATGTTCCCTTTGGATATTCTGGAGTTATGCAAAATCTTCCATTATTTTCATCCAAGATAATGTCAGAACTGACTTCAACGTATTTAAAATCTTCAACAAAGAATCCAGAATCAAATGGAGGTCTATTTTCAGTTGAAGAATTTTCAATATACCCTGATTGCATTTGTGCAATTGTTCCACCATTTTTTGTGGAATATCCATATGGACCATAGATTGGGTGTCCATCATATGCCCATCCAATTATAGGCGAATGATAATTGGAATCTTGCTCAATTCCATTTACTTTTCTTAGATCATACTTTCCATATAAAGTATTCCCATTTTGATCTCTAGAAAAAATAGATTCTCTAAGTTTTCTTGGAGTATACAAACATGAATACTGTAGACCATACTTATCGTTCAATCCATTAACCACAAATCCATCATCAGAAGAAACTATAGATGAATATTTTTCGAATAAGTTTATTTGCCATGATTGCAATACTGGATTGAAAGACGCATTTTCTCCAGTAGGTATTATTAAAATTGAATCTCCTTGTGAATATTGAATCCCACCAGAAATAACTTTTACTTCAATTAATTTTCCATTGGAAACTATTGGTGTCAAAACCGCACCAATACCAGTTCCAACAATTTGCAACTCTGGAGGTGAAAGATAATTCTTTCCTTTACTTTCAACAAGAACTTCTATTATCGTTCCTGATGCATTTATTACTGGAGTTACTTGTGCCAGAGAACCAGAAACTACAGAAACTTCGGGCAGTTTTTCAAAATTTATAATTTCAGAAGAACCATACCCAACTCCATTGTTTTCTAAATGTGTTGATGTAATTTGTCCTCTGAATATTGGTTGAATTTTTGCTTTAAATGTTTCAGCACCAATAGAAGATATTCCAACTTTTCCTATTAAAGTTATAGAAATATCTTGATAGTTGAAATGATGTGTACCAACACCTGTAGATACAAAATCAACGTATCTATTAGTTTTATAAAAAATGTCACTATCGGATGTAGCTGCTCCAACTAATGATAACTTGAAATTATCTTCATCTACTTTCGTCACATAATAATCAGTATCTGTAGTCAATCCAGAAATAGGAGTTCCAACACAAGTATATTTTACAATTTCTCCAGATTCATATTCATGACTATTAATAGTGATAGTATCAATAGCAGTATTGATACCAACTGGGGAAGTTGTTTTTTCTTTATTTTGGTATCCCGAACCTGGATTTGTAACATTGATAGAGTCTACTACAGATTTTAATATAGAAGAATCTAAATTATGGTTTCCAACACCAAAAGAAGATAAAGTTATAGTGTTAATTCCAGAAATACTTTCATCAAAAGTATTGTGCAATTTTACAGAAATGTTATCTTGTACAGATACAAAATATTTTGTATCTGTAGATAATCCACCAACACTGGTTTGTCCATGTGTTTTATAGATTACTTCTTCTCCGTTACGGAATTTGTGATATGTTCCAAATCCAATAACAGAATTTGTTGCTCCTAGACCTACTATTTCTGAAACAAATTTCACACTATGTGAAATTAAAGACATAGTTACTGATGCTTTAGCATCTTTTCCATTTCCACCAACAATAGAAATTTTTGGAGTCTCTTCATAATCAAAACCACGATCGATTAATTGAATATTGTTTAAAGATCCAGACACTGAAACATATCCAGATGCGGATGATCCAACAGAATCAGATATTAGTAAAGATGGTGGATTGATTACATCATAGTTCTCTCCTTCAGCAAGAACATTAATCTTTTCAATTTTTCCATAATTAATAAATTCATTTGATTTGTAGTTTAATATTTCTACTCCGTTTATTAAAATTCCAGTGAATCCGGGATCAGTCTTGGTTTTATTACCAGTTACAATTGGAGTCGAAATCTCTCTTAATAAATTCTGAGATTCTAGGGTCTTACCGTTATAAAAATATGGTTCAATTTTATTATTGTTAACAGTTGTAGAACTTTCTAATGCTACAAATTTGGAAGAGTTTATATCTGCTTTACTTCTTGCAAATTTTACAGTAGATTCATCAATTCTTTGTATAAAATATAAACCCTCTGAAAATAGTAAAGAATTTACTACAGTAGTAGTAGTTACTTTTCCATTAGAAGAAACTTTACTTTTTTCAATTTTTTCTGGAGTATAGTATACAGAATCTCCTGTATAAAATCCATGGTCTTTGGATGGTGAGATAACAAAAGTATCTCCAGCACTAAAAGTTCCAGAAATAGTTACACTACGATCAGATGCCTCAATCGGTTGAGAATCATAAAAGGGTATAGAAGATGATGCGATTAAATATTTTGATTCTACTTTTTCTTTATACAAATTCTGGACATCAGTAAGATAACTGATGGAATTTGGAAATGTGTTTGATTTAATTGAATTTAAATTTCTTCTGATTGTATATGACAAATCAGTAGAAAGAATGCCTTGACCTCTAATTAAAATAATTTTTTCTGATTTGATATCAACTACAATGGATTGCTTTTCTGAAGCATCAGAACCAATAATAGTTAAAGAATCTCCAAAGTTGAAATAACTTTTTGATTTTAACTGCAATTCATATGTAAAATCGGAAGAATCTATTAGAGATACTTCTTTTACTTTATAAATTGGTGCTATGTTATAAATCCAATTTTTTCCTATGAATGTTTCTTCAAAAAATCCAAGAGTTTTTATTTTTGCAACATCTCCAGGTTTATAATTTACAGTATTCTCTGGATATGATAATTTACTAATAATTGAATTAATTCTAACTTCTATGTTAGAACCATTATAATTTGCATATGAGAATGTATTAATTCCAACTCCAGAAGCATTGTCTAATACTCCATCAATATTAGTGCAACCAAAAAATTGATTTAAACTTTTTGATGTATACGTAACTATACCTGTTATAGTATCATTATATGTAACTCTCAATTCTCCAGTTTGTGCAAATCCTACAGTAGAATCTACATTTAAAATAGATGCTCCAGTAGATGCTGTGCCGATTAGTCTAGTTTTTGGTGTAACAGAGAATCCGCCGTAGGTTGCACCAGATACTCTGATATCTCTATTATATCCAGAATCTAATTTTGCTCTATAAACAGTTTTACCAATTCCAATATTAATCGTTTCTATAGAAACTATAGGTGCATATGCTTTTGAAATTGTGTCGTCATACTTTTCTTGATTTAAAGTATAATTTGGTAGATTTTCTGGGTTTCCAGAAAATGCTTCTAATACCAAATCATCAGTAACTCTATATCCAGCATTTGATGGTGTGAATAAAAATTCTCTAGGTTTAGTTATTTTTACATTGTCATTATATAATGCTTTAAAGAGAATTTCAAATGCTCTATCAGTTCCTTTTGATAGATAAAAATCTTTTGATTGCTTTAGAAAAATTTCTTGATTTACTTGAGATGAAATTTCTCTATCTTCAAAACCAGGTAAAATTTGATTTTTTGTCTTAGATAAAAATTCTTTTAAAAATAAGCAACTTAAATTTGTTATAGTTGAACCAGAAACGTGTTCTAAAGCTTCTGTAGATTCAAAAACTAAACTTTCAGTATTTGCATTTTCTTTTAGTGAAGATACTCCACTAAATCCACGAATACATCCAGTAAAAGAGTTATCAGTTTTTGCAGTATATGTAATTATTTCATCATTAATTTTTATAAGTCCATAGGAATCAGGAAATCCTTTTGTTCCAGTCGGAGTTTCAGTTATATCTACTGCCACTGTTGTATCAAGAATTGATAATGCAGTATTAAGTACAGCAGTTTCTGAAAGATTTGTAGTATTTTCTAATTTAATATAATCATCTATATTTTGAAGTAAGTCAAGAGGTCCCCCTTGATATTCTTGAGCAATATAATATTGCTTTAAAAAATCAGATATAAGAGGATATTCATCCCTAACAAATGCCGGAAGTTGACGGGATAGAACTTGGCTTAACTGTACTCTTTTCTCTGTCATTTTATATTTTTACTATCTTAGTAGGATGAACCTGATGATGAACCCGATGATGAACCAGAAGAAGAAACTGATGTAGTTGCTATAGTCTGATTAGTTGATGTAGTTTGACTTTGTATACTCAATGCTGTCGTGGATGGTCCTCCAGAACGAACAAGAGATCCTGTAGGGTAACTCGAAGAAACAACATAGTTAGATGCAGATGGATCTGCTCCAGACGAAATTTGATCAACAACAGTTTCAAAATTACTGCTACTAATATCTAGTTGCAAATAAAGATCCTGTAATCCAATAACATCGTTAGATGCAGGTGCTGTAGACAATTCAATTATTGCTACACCATCTTTTGTTTTTCCTGATATAACATTTACTGGATTTAAAGTAAGTATTCCTCTAACATAGTCAACATTTCCAACATTTCTCCTTACAATAGTTGGAGATTGTGAATTGACAGAGGGAAGAGTGAAGAAAAATAATGAACCAGTAAGTCCATCTGGATCTGGAAGATCTGAAAGATAAACATCTTCTGAATAATTACTTATTCTAAATGCAGTTGATTTAATATTAAATCCATCTTCAGATTGTACATAGAATGCATTACCAAATCCAATTTGATATTCTGCAAAAGTATTTAATACAACTCTGAGATCTCTTCTCATATTTACATTTGTAATATTTGAAGTTATCGATTCATGACTATCATCAATCACTTTAAGGAATTTACTATATTTAAATCTGGCACCATACCTGTTTAATTGTGTTGATTCTGCATATTTTTCAGAATTTGTTTGAACAATTGAAGAAACATATGCACTTGATGGTGCCATATTTGAATTATAATAAATTTTTGAATTAATTTCCAAATAAAGATACTTTAGATCAAGGATTTCTGGAACAATTCCTGCAACTGCATACTTTTTCAATTTTAATTTGATATTTTCTTTTGCTAAGTTAGAAAGAAAATCACCAGTTCTTGGTTTAATGCTAATAAACACTTTTCCGTACTGTGGAGGAACTAATTCTTCGCCTCCAAATACAGAAATTGACTCTGTTTGTGGAAAAATCTTTGATGGGATCAAAGTTTCATAATCAGATGGTGTTACAGCACGATTTTGTGTCGAATAAATTCGAGGAGCAAATTTTTTGACAGATTCTACGCTTTCAATAGACTCTCCACCAGTAGCTATCCCAATTGTAGTAAGTAAAGAGATCCCACTGGTAACTGTATAGGTTTGTCCGTTCCTAGTATACGTTAATTTTCCTGAAAATGTGAAACTAGAGATCCCATTAGCAGCATCACCATTACAAACAAGGTAATCTACAGAAATATAATTATTTTCTTCTAATTTTTTACCAAAAACTCCATCGCCAAAGAAAATTTCGTATCTTTCATCTTCAACTTCTTGCAAAAAGTATGCATTTGAAGTAGATCCTATATCAAATAAGTTATTTTGAAGATTATATTTTACTTTTGATGTAGATTGCTCATTATTTTGAACATAAACGTTCAATAATCCAGTATCAATACCAATATTTGGAAGAATAAACTTTTGATTTATGTTTCTTGCCGTATATTTAAAATTATTTGTTAAAACTGAACCTTGATAAACCGAAATATTATTAAAAGTTGCTGTGCCATTGAAGACGGGCACCGTAATATCATCTAAAATCGAAAAAATAAACGATTGTGATGTATTAGAACCCGTTGATGCGGCAACTGCTCCCTTTTTTAGAGTAAGTGATGATGGTGTTGGGGTTACAGATGATGTATCTACAGTAAATGTAAGGTTTACAACTGCAGATTTCCTTGAACGAGGGACATATCCAATATTTCTTGCAAGAGAAACAACATTTTCTCGTAAAGTTGCACTATCAATAAACACTTCGTTCGCAACCATATTGGCATTATACGAAGAAGTGTAAGTATTGTATGCTAAAACATCAATAATCGTTGCCAGATTAGATCCTTCGAAATCATAATCAGTAAAATCTGATGTAGATTTTAAATAATCCTTTATTGATGTTTTAATCTGGTCAAAATCCAGATTAGAAAAGTTGACTAGTGCCATTTTTACCTAGTTGGTTGCAAAACAAACTGTAGTTCTTGTGCAGGAACGTTTGCTCCTATAATTTCATATGCAATAGAAACATTATATGAATTATTATCTGGGTCAGGTGTAGCAACTACACGATATAAATTTACCCTCGGTTCATATCTATTGATTGCATATTCAATTTCATCTTTAATTGACTCACCAGTTAAGTCATCAATGATCTCAAATACAGAATCTGTAATTCTTGAACCAAATTCTTGATCAAATGGTTTCTCGCCTGGTACTGTGAATACAATATTACGCACAGATCTTGCAATTGCCCTTTCATTTTTAAGCGCAAGTATATCATCATTCAGAGGATTTCTCTGAAATGTCATACTAATGTCTTTAAAACCTTGACTTACCCTTTCTAAAGGCACAATAACGTAGCAATTATGTATTATTTATCAGGGATTCAGATTAAAATTCATTAAGAGTCATTGGTTTTGTTTCTTGCACATCATCAGTTACATCAAAAAGTTCAGTTTCTTTAACAACATCACGTTTTTTTGGTGTTTGATCATCATTTGCAATCTCTCTCAACATTTTTTGATGCTGATCATTAGCAAGGTTGTCTAAAAAGTCGTTCATTGGTTTAAAAATCGGGGATTTCGGGTGAATTTTCTATATCTTTACGTTCTTTTGCAGTTTTCCAGAAATAATTTTCATCATTTCCAAGTCCATCAC